GTGGACGACTTCGTCATTGACCAGGCTACCAAGAATGCTGGTAAGTGGTTCAAGATGCCGGGAGCAAGTCGCGAGATGATTGCACTCTTCTATACGCCGACGATCAAGCTTTCCAAGGATAAGGATGGTAACCCGAAGGACTACCCTCCTTCGCAGTCTATATCACTGAAGAAGAAGAAGGATGGTGAGTTTGATGTAGTCCTATACGATAAGAGCCGTCGGGAGATTGAGGGCGTAGCACCGCTTGATATTCTTCGTCGTGGTGCTGAGATTACACCAGTTATCGACGCAACGGGTATCTGGATTGCGGACAAGAAATTCGGTCTGACCTGGAAACTCGTACAAGCGCTTGTCAATGTTGCTGGCGAGGGTGGTGTGAGTGGCTGCCTTATCGAGGATGAGTCGGATTCTCTTGTGAGTGCGACGGAGGAGAGCAATCTGATGGCGGCGGTACTTCCTTCTGCGGGTGCTGGAAAACCGGCTGCGGCTGTGGCTGCCGATGCCGATGACGAGGACGATGATGATGCTGACGATGAAGAGAGCGAGATTCTTCCTGCGCCACCTGTACCCGCAAAGAAGGCTGAGGCACCAGTCGCAGCAGCAGCAGCGCCTAAGAAGGTCGTGAAGAAGGTCAGCAAGGCGTAAATCATTCAAACAAACATTTTACAAAAATATATTCAAAAATATTTACATAATAAACATTTTTCAATAATGAACATCTGATAGTTTGCGCCGTCTAAAACGTATTACCACGGCACTGCGCCGGTGCTTTTTTCACGTAGCCCTCCGTCGTCACGCGAGGCGAGCAAGCGCACGTATCTACCATTTGTCCTACAAGTTGCGCACCAACAAAGACGTTGAGTGGCACAGAATCCGAAGGACCCGTACCTTGAAAACCGTAACTCGAATTCTGCTCCTTAACAATAGACCCTACAGGTTTCCCATTGCGCCAACCAAAGAGCGCAAGTTGCCGACGGCGCGCCGTTGTTAAACTCGCACTTGTATCTGTAACAGGCATCTATATATATGCATAATATTATTTCTTGGTTGAACCTTGAAATGGGCGAGTTTCAATACATGGCGTCTCGGGTGGTAAAGGAATATTGTTAGGAATTCGAACCGGCGTAACACAACCTGGCGGGGTCGGTGGAAAATACTGACTAAAACGCGTTTGTGGATTGTACGGATCTTGCTGCGTAGCAAGAAGCGATTGTTTCATACTTTGGACTGTAGCAGACGCAGAAACCGTTTTTACATCTACATACGGTACATCGCCACCTGGTACAACCGGAACAACTATTTGTACTACTCGTGCACCCGAACAATCCGAGGATACGGTATGTGTATAAAATGGTGTACATCGTTCTGCTGCGATCCGCGAAGATTCCGGGACAGCACTACGACCCGAATTCTTTACACAACAATAGGTCTGTCGTGAATACATCTCTAAGAACCCCTGCGAATGCATTCTTAGACCGACCCCATATCACACAATCTAAAATAATTCATATCAATAGAATGGCAAACGTCGGAAGTATTGTTTTTTCTGTAGTCGGGTGCCTTATAGCATCTGTTGTAATCGCCGCTATCGTGCTATTCATTCAAAATGCTACGTGTCCAAAAACACCCATAAATTCATATGAACGCTTTGAAGATTCCTACGCATCCGCCTTAAACGCACGTATTCAAAACGTACAAAACGCAATCAATAATATACAAGGTGATTTAGATACATACGGTGATAGCGCAGATGAAACGTGTGATATAATGAAAAATGTAGAGGCTACCTTTATTTCATCGAAATCCGCACCCTCTGATGAATCCGAATATTCATTACCACGCGAAACACAAAATTTAAATTTTGAACGCCGTAAAAAGTATGCAGCAAAACGTTTCAAAGGTGAAATATCCGATTTTGAAACGTCTAAAGAACACAAACTATTAGAATGTTTTACAGATTCGCAAGATACGGGCGCATTGGAAGACAATTTACGGTCCGGGATTGATACTCTTACAAAATTAATTGATAGTTCTGAACTGAAAATTGCAGTTGATAAAGGCTCACAAATTTGGTACACCTTATTATTTACAGCACCGCATCTAAAAAAGGCTGTGAATGTAACAACTGTTGAATCGTTTGGTGAAACGCTTTTAACCGGTGGTGATTTATTATCAAAAGCCGATGAACTCGTAGGAAAAGCAAATACTCTCCATCAACAATTTGCGGCACTTATGGACCAAGTGAAAAAACAGAAACAGATTAATTCAACTCTTACAAAGAAAGCCGGCGATTTACAAAATGGAAAAGCTAGCGATACAGATGTTCAAAGTGTCAAGGCTTCCGGTGATATGCCTACATATTCTCCTCCTTGATTTTATACAAGACCTAAATCGATTGTATTTTCACATGTGACCGATATATCCATATTTGGTTTTGGTTTAGCTTTGCTTGTAAGGGGTTCTTTCAGAGGAACCTTCCGTACATATTTCGGTAACGCCTCCGATACATCCAATCCTGCCGCGACTATCGCCTCTTTTGTTCCAGTACGATTGTCTTTACGCCACTGTCGTGAATATACACGCTTTGATTCTAACTCCTCTTCGCGCTTCTTCTCTGCGTCTTCTTGGTCTTTACGAAGGTCATCCGCAGTACGCAACGCCTCATTTTCTTGTGCACGTTTCTCCGCTTCCTTTTCGGCTTTTAATTCCATTTCGTGTTCCGTTAGAACATTCGCCTCTACCAAATCGTAATCCGGCATTCTCATCTTTTTCATATTCTGTAATGTCGGATCAACAATTGTACGGTCGCGAAAGCGCAAACTCAGCGTAAATCGTCCACTATTGCGTTTTGATGAGGCATGACCACGTAAATTGAGCAACGGTGCGATTTGTGTGGGATTGAACTTCTTATCAAACATCGCTTCCGGTATAAATTTAAAACACCATTGGCGCATTTGTTCATACAAAAATACAGAACGAATTATGTGTTTCGTTTCAACGATTAATTCGTTATCAAAATACACATGCATCCATTTTTTCGCTATATCAGACCGTGCACCTTCCGGTATGCTTTGTAAAAGAATCGGGTCCCAGCAATCCAATGTTACTAAAAATAATTGGACACGTTCTGCCGATGGATTTCCACGCATAATAATATGCCATAAGTCCTTCCACGTATCTAAGAGCGGGTCCACACCCGCACGAAATCCGTACGATCCCCGCGTCCATCGTACAAATAGTCGCGATACTGATTCCATACCTTTATACGTTTCATACGCATGCCCATATCCACGAAATAGATATTTCATATAATGTTGAAACACTTCAAGAGAAATCGGCGAAATTGTAGAATCCGTAAGAGAGGACGCAATACATTTCGATTCAAATGCACCTAAAATCTTAAAGATTTCATGTTTATTTGCCGCCATTTCCGAACTTTCAGTCAAATATTTCTCATGAATACGAATCTGTTTGAACGGTTTGAATAAAGTATTCAAATCCGAATCCGCACGTACAATCCATTCCGAAATACCGTCCTTCGCCTTTGAATTCTGACTGACAATATACCACTCTAATGTCGCTTTCACAACCGCCTCCGATGCTACGTGTTGAAAGAGCCAATTCGCAGGTGTAATGCGCCGACTTACCACTAAATCTGGATACAAATCTGTTCCTAACAATCCTTCCCATTTCTTACCGAGTTCTGTATTTGTAATCACACGTGACCCTACATTTTCACGCATATCGTTAACGACCGGTGTAAATACCCAGCCAAGCGGAATATTTTCATCAATAACAATCGCAACGAGCGATTCGTCATCTTCATCCGGATTCAAAGAACGTAGCAAATCCTTCACCCATTCACGTGTTCGAATAATCGACGCCTTTGTACGCTTAATAACATCCTGTTCTTCCGTAGCCGTATCATCCGCGCCTTCGGTTTGTTTATACGTTTCAAGTTTTGCACGACTTACCTCCATATCACACAATTGACGAATATATTTTTTATAATGAAGACGTTTTTCGGTATCGTCTGTTTTAGATTCTAAATCACGAAATGGAAATATCGTTGGTGCGATTTCCCCATTATGTAAAAGACCTTCGTTAAAAGACGCTGAAACACGCTCAGATTTAATTGTTATCTTTGCGTCCGTTAAACCACAGAGCAAACAATAATACTCTTTCAATTCGTCAACTGTTGGTATGGAATCGTATAATAACGTACGATTCCATACATTCGTTCCATATTCTATCTCAATAGACAGTAAATGCCGCACCATAGTCTATATATTAAGAGCGAAGAATCCTTTAACCCGTAATGAAAAATACCCCCCCCTATGTAAAATGAGTTCGTGTCCGACTGTTCGCTCTCGCAACAAGGGGTCCGGGTATGAGAAACCTTCAACACATTCTACGGAATTGAATAGTCAATTGGAACAAATGATGGCTGTACGAAATGCACAAGATTCCCGATTGTTCGGTTCACCCGAAAAAATGAATACGCTCTCAACAAATGTATCTACACTTACAAAACTACAATGTACCACGACGACGGTGTTCCGCTAGCAGTCTTTAAAATAGCTATTGTCTCTTCAACATCGCACAGCTGCTTACAAAAAACCGAACGTTTTATGAAAGTTGATAAAGACGGGAATCCTATTTACGAAAGTATGTATGAAGAAGCAGAATTAATTCTGGATAGTTTCCTCGATGGGGACAGTGTAGAAATAAAACATGTACTTGAGAAACATCCGACGTACTGGATAACACACCGCTTTACGACGGACACGGACGGTCCTTGTATTGTCCAGGTGTGGCGATCGCGATAAATAATGCCCAGAAATTGCGATACTCGTCAATAAATGTTTGTGTTTTTTTGAATACAATATGCGATGAATCATAAAACATTGTTTGAAGTATAGGTTCGTATGCGCCGATTAGGCGATTCAATGCGTCAAACAATCTCTGTGTGACTTCCTTTTTCGTTATGGCTTTCGTTCCATAATGTTGATAAGGGTGGTCTTCATCCGTGTAATGAGAGTCAGGCGGTACCCGCAATACAAATTTCAATGCACGCTCAATTACAATCGGGTCTGCTCCATCTACTTTGACGGATTCACAAAGACTATCGAGCGCATCTAATACGTCATTCATTGTACTTTATTATTTCGGGTGAAAAAGTACAATCAATTTTAGGGATTGTACACGAATGGGTACAATGGTCGAATTAGGGTTGGATATCTCCAATTTATACTATATGAAATAACAGTAAAATTAGTATTATAAACAGAAATGTAATTCTTGTTTATAATATATCAATGATACAAATCTGTATTCATGGATTCCTTTGGCACTGCGCAGTGGGGTTACGAAAGGGGGAGATATCCCCCTTTAGGTCTAATTACTATCCGAATCGGATTCAGTGCCTGTTACCGTTCCGTTGATACAATCGCGATACTTACGAAGTAAGATAGTTGTGGACGTATAGAGTTCGTCGCTGCTATTTACAAACATTGTAGATAATACATCGTTGTAATCTCTATTATCGTCCAACGCCGTACGTATTAATTCATGTAATCGTGTTCTTGCTACATCTTCTGTTACGATTGAACCACCAATGTAATTAATGGGATGTAGCCCTTCCGATGTGTCATACTTCACTCCAGAAAAATACAGCACATCATTCAATGTCGCGTGTAAAAACCAAATGTTACAGACTTTATCAAAACGTTTATTGAGGTTTGTCATTAAATCTTCTTTCGCTGATAAATAAAGGTTCATGTATATTAGTATATATGAACGTATATCTTTATGTCGGATTACACAATTAGAATGGGTTACGAATTGCCGTAGGATCTGACATTTTACCAGCAGATGTACCTGAGCCCCACTTAGGGTCTTCTGGTACCGGTGCTTTCGGAATTATATCGACAATGTAGCGCATTGGCTCTGGCTTTATAAGGAAACTACGTTTGCCAAACATTGTGTCTGCCATATAGGCTTTGAGTTTATCATTGTTATTCCAAAAATTCATTGCGCAGAAGTGAATACCGACGGCTTGATTCGCAGGTACATCGTAACTATTTGCTTCCGCAAGTGGGTCTTCAGAAAGCGGCGCTATCCACGTCAAATTCGTTTTTATCTTCGTCATTGCATATATTTTATCCGCTTCTGTAAAACCCTTGACTGTATTTGTTAAATATTCAAGTGCAATACCGTCCGCGGGTCCAATATTGATATAATCATTGAGTGCCGTGTTATCCGCACGTATATTACTCACAATTATAACTTTTTTGAATAGTGATGTTATAGGAATCGTAAATATAGTCTGTTGCCGACGGCATCCATTATACGACGCATCTAAACGATAATTGTCTAATACGACACGAAGCGCATTTGCGGTTGATTGGAATGTAGATGTACGCGGTTTTCCACGAAATCGTAAATAAATAAATACAGGGTCTTCGGATCCTGGACGTTCCGATATTTCAAACGCTTCTTGTATTAATACTTTGAGTATGGCAGCAAATGGTTGCTCATTTAGTGTTATGCGCCGCCATAAACTACCCGATTCTACGACTTGTACAACGGGTGAAAAATGCGCATTGGGTGATAAATCAGGATATAAATCAAACACAAATCCTCGGGCACCCGCTCTAACTGCCATACGCGCGGCTTCGGGACTGACAACACCATCTAGCGCAGGATAAAAAACACCTGTCGCATTGACTGTACTTACATAGAAATTTGTAAGAGCAAGATGTGTTTCGGGTGTTCCTGAATTGATTAATGCTTGCGCGTACGCACGTAATCCGATACGAGATGGATTATTTGTATCATACGCCGCATTCGCAACCATGATATCTTTACTAATACGCCGCATGTTACCAGGTGTTTCGAGCAAACTTATTGCCTTAAAATAATACACCATAATACCCAGTGTAAGGACAATAATTCCAATAGTTACAAGAATTGAAAAGTTTGTTGTTGGGGCTGTGAGTTTCGCGTAACCAGAACTCAATACGGATGTTGCGCTTGACAAAAAACCTTTTGCTGTTTCGGACAGTTGCGGTGCTGCGCCACCAGCAGGTACAGCTGACATACTCTACCGTAGAAAGAGTTTATTATTGTGTCAATACATCGACGAATGAGCCTAGCAATCGGTCTAATAACGAAATCCCGCAAGTTCAGATACTAAATGTAATTTATCCACTACGTTCATTTTCACCTTTTTTGGTTCTTGTGCTTCTTTTGTCAAACCGACTATTTTCGGCGTTTCTAACAAAAATCGTTGCGCTTCTATCGCAATACCCGAATAGATTGTATCTATTGTGGATGTGGCTGCTTTAATAGCGGAATACGGAACAGCGATTGACGAGGACGTTCCTAGCGATAAAGAGCGTTTCTTTTGCACGTGCTCTTGTAGTTGTAAAGCAATCGCAGCAATACAATCGCGACGACCTTTATTGCCTAATTTTGACCACATCGTTTCTAAACACGCAAACATACCGTTCCGTTCATCTACGGCTAAATACATCGTTTCATTGGAAATATCTTTGAGTAAAGTTATTAAAAACCAAATAATGGATTTTCGTTGTTTTATAGGTAAATGTGGCGGACCACGTTCCTTCGCAGGCGGCGCATCTGTTTGCTGGTCCAATGTAATTATCCAAATTATCCAAAAGAGCATACGACCGACATGGTTTGCTCGCAGCGCTGCTTCCATTTCGTTTCCTACAGTCCGTAAATCGGCTCCATCAATACCCGCCGCCCATATACGTCTAGTTGCAGTCTGGTCACCGGCACCACCACCTGCCCGTAACCGGGAACGCATGGCTTCCGCTTCCTTAAAACAATCAGCTGCGGTCGGTAATTTTGCGAGTGGTTTCTTTGTAACTAACACTAAATATGCCACGGCTTCTGCTACTAACTGACGAATTATCGGGTTATTCCGTGTTGCTTTTGTATCACTACCCGTTTTGGTAAATATGTTTCGAAGTTGATTTGACGATGTATTCCAGAGATGACACCAGTTCGGTAAATTAGAACCTGCGTGTAACGCCCACGCGTGAAAAAGAAGGGCTTCTAAACGCCCTAAACCGAGTTCGGAACATACAAGTTCCGCTGCCCAACGCTGTGCCCTCGCCATATCCGCATTCGCAATCGCACGTAGAAGTGCTGCGCTTACATCTCCCCACGCATAACCACATAATGTATGTTTACTCGTTGCGTGCGGTTCTTCGCTCAGTGTTGGAACTGATGCCATTATGTTTATACGTTTATTTTTATGAATATTCATAACCGTGATTTGCTTTTGTTTTTAACCAAACCCATTGTAGATATGTCCGGAAATTCGCGTAGTAATAACTTCAAACAGATTTTGAAGAACAATGCGATTCTTGCTGCGTTAAATAAACATGAACTCAGTTGGGGGAATATTATATCAAATAACGGTGCATTGAATAAAGCGGTGAAAAATGCTTCGAAGAAGAATTCAAAGGCAAATAATAATAAAACACGCCGTGCATCTAAAAACTCAAAGGGCTCCAAGGGGAGCAAGGGCTCCAAGGGCTCCAAGGGGAGCCGTGGAAGTAAAAATAGCAATAAGTATTTGTATGAGCAAAATGAAGAAATGTTAGAGGGCTGGAACATTCCCGACCTACGACTCCGTAAAGGTATCTGGGAGAATTTCCCAGTGGATGTTATTCCGATTGAAGGTGCAGATGGTATTGAACGCCATGCAATTGTTTGGAATAAAAAGAAGGTTGATGAGTGGCGTAAGGAACGCGTGTACAGCGAGGGCGAATCTCTAGAATACGAACGCTATGCGGAATATAGGCTGCTCCACGCCCTTCGTGCACACCCGCACAAATACACGATTGAAGCACCGCAACGTAAAAATCAGATTGTTATTATTGCGATGGTGCCTGGTGCTGCTGCTCCTGCTCCTGCGCCTGTTAGAGCGGGTGCTGGTGCTGCTCCTGCTCCTGCTCCTGCTGCTCCTGCTCCTGCTGCTCCTGCTCCTGCTGCTCCTGCTGCTCCTGCTGCTTCTGCTCCCGCGCCTTTTATGAATGTTCCTGCGCCTGCCCCGCCTGCCCCTCCCGCATTTGCCGGTCCAAAACTCGTAAAACTCAATGATATCAAAGACTATTTCCCTGTCGTATGGCGTAAAGTAGATGGTCGCCCAGGTAAATCGACATACGCTTTAGAACTCTTCGGTAAGAAAATCACTGAAATGTCTCGTGCGGTTGGTCACGATGTACGTAATGAAGTCACCGATAATTTACTCGCTGCGTTACGTGCGTCGAATTCGTGGAATGTTTTACGACCAGTTGGACGTGAAGTTTGCTTACTCGAAATGAAATAATAATCGCAGGATAGAGTAAGATGGCGATTGAAAGCCGTAAGAACAATGCGGGAAACAGTGCGAAAAAAACACGTAAAAACCAAAAATCCCAAAAAAACCCTATGAAAATAGAACACCATCATTTATTACTGCGTATGGAAACCAAGAAATGCCCACAGGAAAGCGATAAATCAAAAGCCAAAGAGTTAATTAAGCGTATTCTTCGCGATATTGGTATGGTTTTACTCGCAGAACCACGTGTATTTTATCTCAATGTACCCCGTTACAACGCAGGACTCACCGCACTCGCACCAATTCAAACAAGTCATATCGCCTTTCATTTCTGGAATAATCCCGACCGCGATATTCTCAAAAACCCAGAAAGCCAATGCCTCCTACAATTTGATTTATATACGTGTGGAACTTTACCGCTTACGAGAATACAAAAAATCTTACATCATCTTACAGTCTATCAACCGACGCATGTAAATGCGACCGTCCTCAATCGTAATACATCGCTTTCTGTTGAAAGTCGAAGTGTCTGGGATGGACGTAAATCGTCCTGGGTAGATTGGATTCGCGATGTTCCTAAGAACTTGCGGAATAAGAATGAATAAAAGCGTATGCTTGTATAGGGAATGAGCCATTGGTTCAAACAGATTGATTCGCTAGATACAATTCAAATTGTATTGGTGGTTGTATTATCCATCATTGTAGCGAATTATATTTATATGCGGTGGTCGCTGCGTGTAAATCGTGAAGCGGATTTAGCCGGTATTGAAGGTTTTACGAATCCCGAAGGTCCCGACGGTGATACCGTTATCCTTGGGAACGACCATTTATACGACGAATTTTATTCCAAAATTTACGATAAAGTCGTAGATGGTGGACCACGTATGGATGCAGAAGTCAATTTCACATTATCGTGGGCAAAAACATATCGCCCCGAAGCGAAAACAATTCTAACACTTGATATCGGATGCGGAACAGGCGGTGCGGTGGAACATTTCCGTAATCTCGGTGTTGGTAAATCCGTCGGCGTAGATGCATCCAGTGCAATGGTCGCAGCAGGACGTAAAAAATTTCCGAAAACCGATTTACGCGTTGGTGAAGCTGAACAAATGGGACAATTTGCCGCGGGTGAATTTAATTTAATAACGATGTATTATTTCACCTATTATTATTTACGCGATCCGTCTATGGTCTTCCAGAATATGTTCCAATGGCTACAACCCGGTGGCGCACTTGTGATACATTTAGTGAATCGTGAGAAGTTTGACCCGATTCTTGAAGCCGCATCCCCTTTTGTCGCCTTCAGTGTACAAAAATACGCTAAGAAACGTGTAACGCGTAGTAAAGTCGCTTTTGATAAATTCTCCTACGAGGCGAATTTTAATATAGACGGTTCTGCCGGTGAATTTCGTGAAGAATTCCGGTTCAAGAATGGTAAAGTACGCAAGCAAGTTCATCGTATGAATATGCCAAAAATGGAGGAAGTTGTCGCAACGGCGGAATCCTTCGGATTCGTTTTTAAACAATTTATTGATTTGACGGCTATCGGATATGAGTACCAATATTTGTTTTGCTTTGTCCGCTGAGTATACGAATGTTTGTAAAAAACACCTGTCGTCCACTCTCAAATGCTTGAACACCCGTAGTCATAAATCTCCATAACTCTAATTGTACATAGCCATCCGACAAATAGCGAATCGGGATATTCAATCGTTCCATCAGTATCGCTAAAACATCTAAATCTTGGATTGTATTACATCCCTCTCTCCATTCATCCGTTCCATCTTTCAATACATATAAATGTGTATCAAATATTCCCGTCCAATCAATATTCATTCTTCTTTTCATTTGGGAATTAAATTCACAAATGAAACGCTAGAATCGTAACAAACTTATTGAAGACTTCTATAGGTTGATGAAATAAAAACAGCATTCGTGTATCCGAGAGCGTGTAATTTATCAGTTGCCATTCGCGCCCTATGTCCTGTATTACAATACGCTAGAATATGCATCTGTTTATTCGAGTATCTATTTGACATAACTTTGTCCAAATCAGCACTCGGGATATGAATAGACCCTGGATAAAATCCTAATGTACTTCTTTCTACGTCTGTACGTACATCAAGAATTAAATCGATATCTCCTTTCTGTAGCCGGTGTTTCGCATCGTCCGAAGAAATACGATACGGAGAGTCTGTAGCGTAGAGATAGATTTGACGAATTAGCAATCCTGTGATAGCAACGAAAACACATAGTACGAAAATGGCTACAAGTTTCATTCTATTTATTGGTTGTGAGATTAATTTTTCTCATTTCTCGTCAAATACAATTCCACCCATCCATGGATACGCGTCATTCATAGACAAATAATCTATAAGTAATTCTTCATCCTTATGAATCGGTCGTTTTGATACAACCATTGAATAATTACATCCATCCGAATTCACATATTTCAAACGTACGTTTGGATGATTAGATGAATGATTTATTAAATAGGAGTCGTTATACATAAAGGGCATTCCTTGAACGTGGTCAATAAATCGCATTATTTCGTGACCTTTGGGCATAGCTTTTACAGCAAATATACCTTTACCCTGAATGGCTGATTTCGCCGAATAGATAAGAGGATTCTTTGGGCGTAGAATATAATCTTGTAAATCTGTATATTGTATAAAAATACACGTTATATACTTTGTTCGCGTTTTACGAACAATTTCAGCATAATTATTTACAAGTCCATTGACCCAATTCGAAATAGGTTTCAAATCGTTAAAAAGCACAATTGTTTTAGAAAGATGTTTGAAGTTCGGACATTTCTCAGCGGATACTTCATCAATAAGATACTGTAATGATTTTGTTTCAAGTTTAATTATTGGATATTTACAAATATTCATATCAAGTTTGTCAAAATTGTATTTATGACACGTATCGGAAACTATGTACATCTACTGTAGTATTATAAAAAATAATTGCTCATATCAAGATGACAAAAACCCGTAAGCACTTACCCGCGCGGTATTTCGCAGGGCTTTCCAAAACCAAAAAAATACAACGGAAGAAAGAGATTGCTAAATTCGGTGCTTTACATTGGAAAGACCCTAAGGCTTACATTGGATTCAAAACCGATAAAGATGTGAAAGTAAAGCCTTCGCAATACACGAAAAAATGGCGTGCTCTATTTCCTACATCGTTTTCATTAAAATCTAAATCAAAGGCGACCGGTGTGCCGTTACGGTTCATTCGTGAATCGTACAATCGTGGACTTGCTGCGTGGCGTACTGGGCATAGACCCGGTGCAACCGAGCAAGCGTGGGGCTACGCACGCGTACATTCTTTCCTCTTATGTGGAAAAACCTATGAAACAACGGATTCCGATATTGCTGACCGAGCTAAAAAGGCATCAAAGACCGCGAAACGGTGGTGGGTCTCACAATGTGCTTGAAAACATATTCCTATGAATAGAATGGCTATGTCGGCACTTTTCAAAGAAGAAAGTGATTTGTTTAGCAAACAACTTGACTTTGTGGAAAAAATGGATATGGCTGGATTCAAAAATTCTATAAAAGGTCTTCCGACACTAGACCTAAGAAAATTGTTCGCTTACGTGGTTACATTTCCTGCAAAGCGTTTTCCGTTTGCGACAGCGCTACTTGCGACTGGAAAAATTCGTATTGATTTTATCCATACAAAAGCTGGTTCAAAACCCTTCACAGCCCTAAAATTAGCAGTACAAATGAATAATATTGCGTGTGTGGATTTTCTTATTCGTAGTGGAGCAAACGTGAAATTAATATTAAGTGATGGTATCACGGAGTTACATAGAGCCGCATCTAATGCTTTCCCTGAAATTGTTCAATTACTTTTACGCGCAGGAGCAGACCCCAATATTATTACAAACGATGGTTATTTACCGCTCCATTATGCTGTTCTCATAGATAGTGAAAGTGTTAAATCACTTAATGGAGCAAAATTACACGATTTACTTGAGCGTAAGAGAAAGATTACAGAAATGCTTTTAACCGCTTCACCTGGTACTATCAATATCAAACATAGCGGTTACACGGTCTTACATTATGCTGCCATTTACGGATTTGAAGATATAGTGCGTCTATTAGTAGAGCGTGGCGCAGATAAAGAAACCATAGACGACCAATCGGGTGATACACCACTTTTATCGGCAGTTCGCCTAGAACGCCCAGGGATTGTGCGCTTATTATTAGAAAATGGTGTAAATATTGAAGCACGCGACGTTCACCATAATACACCTCTTATGCTTGCGATTACTCACGAATTCTCCGAGATTATTGATTGGCTACTCGTTGCTGGGGCGGATGTGAATTGTACTTGTAACGGTGTGAATCCATTACATGTCGCGGTCAGTAATATGAATCCCAAACACGTTCGTCAGTTATTGAATGCTGGAGCGAACCCAAATAGTGTAACGACATTTTTTAGTAGCAGACCACAAACAGCGCTTCAAGTCGCTTTATTAGAAAATGCAGAATTGTTCGCTTCAAGACCGGATGAACGTGATAATGTAGCTTTTATCCGATATCAGGCAAAAAGACCGCGTGCCGCGCAGATTATTGAGCTATTGAGACCGGTAACAGAACATGTGAATGCTGTAAGCCGTAATCAGGCGGCAGCAGCAGAAGCAGAAGCAGAAGCAGAAGCAGAAGCAGAAGCAGCAGCACGTTTATTAGCACATGCCGCATCCATTCCCGTACCAAACAATAACTCGTCAGATAATGCAGGAAAACGTAAACGTAAACTGTCCCACCGGCGTAGGCGATTTTCACGACAAACACGGAGGCATAATTAAGGGGGCACAGCCCCTAGATTTTATCCACCATACGGTCGCCCGCGCATTTCACCAATTGCTTACCCAGCATCGATGTTGCCGCCGCCTTGTAATCGTACGCACACGCGTGGTCTTGCGGAAACCGGTGCGCAGCGCAGAACCGCGCTTCGCAGCGGCACGCGAAATCCGTAAGCGCAAGTTTTTTCTTACAATCGTCGTGCGCACACCGATTCGTTTTCGTAGTTTTCGTCGTAGATTCCGTAATCGTCATTGTATGGGGATTCAGGAATAAGGAAGGGGGAGTCGTATGCGAGGAAGTAACAGAGGAAATATGGGGAGATGTTTGAAACGCAGGACGCATATACAGTAACCGGTGATTTTATTTAAACGGATAACGCATTTCAATTTTTTAGACGTATATGGAGTTTTGGTCCAAAACATCCGCTGCGCCATCCTTATGGATGGCATCCGGTTTGTCCTCACTTGCCCCGCGGTTCTTACGTACTGAAACGCCGACGAAACCACCGCAAATATGGAAGGAGTATAGTATTGTACGACTCCGAGGTGACGATACGGCGCGTGTAAATCTATTTTGGACGCAGCATTATCGCGGTGACGATTGGCGATTCGTACAAAATAACGCAGATTCTTATACAAACGACTCGCGTGTTATTCTTCTTGGGCTAGTATGCAAGGATACGGTTGTGGCAACGATTGTGAGTACGCCGTTCTGTCGAGGAAAAACCTTTATGAGCCACGGTGCTCATGTAGATGCGCGGGTTATTGAAGGGCTCTGTGTGCATTCCGATTTACGCGGTACAGGTGTCGCGGGTTTTATGATTCATAATATTGATTATCATACAACAATCATATATGGACCAACAGTGCTCTTTTGGTCACGGGAACTCAATCGAAAACCTTTATTCACGACGGCGATTCAAACTGCGACATACGGTTATATTTCTTGTACTGCGACGGTTGGAAACACAGAGTATTCGCGCATGGACTGGTCGGAATTTCACACGCTCTGGATTTCCAACAGTCCTGATTGGGTTTCGTCTTGCGCACCGTGTATTGTTGCGACGACACCCGAGAATCGTCGTGGGAATATCAGTGTTTTCAAGCGTAGTTCCGGACTTCCGTGTGAAATTGTCGTTGTCGCAAATACAGGGCGCGTTACAATTGAGGGGGCGCAAGCAATTTATGAAATTCTTTGGTGCGGATTCTTAGATTTCGGAAAACTAGTACCGTTTAAAACCGGTCATAGTTTTCATAAAGCCTGTACGGCTATAGCAGGATTGCTTGGGACGGGGTTGCTATTTGGTTCGTCCGTACCATCCGGTGGTGCTATCGATGCGTCATGGACGGGTTGGCGATTCAATACATCCGGTGTCCATTCGTGGTTTATTTATAATTACATACCACCCGTTTTCGGTTCGTGTGCTCTTTACGCAGTACGCGATGAACTTTGAGATTCAGTACTTGTACGACCGTTCGTACTCATGCGAATACCCGACGACATCGCCCCTAGTGTATTCAAGGCTTTATTGTATATCTCCTCCGTTCGCAAGTAATGCTCGCCTATAAATGTACGGGCTTGACGAATATACTCGTTCAATAAAACCATAGACCCCTTTTCAGATTTGTAAAAATCCGGATGGATACGAAGTACGGGTTTAGAACTGTATCCCGATGGCGCAGAGAACGATACAATTTGTTTGAGAAACTGCACACACATATTCACATGTACATCATAGAGTTTTCGTAAGTCTCTATGTGTTAGCATAACAATCTCTTTGTATTTATTGTTAATTAATACTTGCGATTCTGTATCCGCACAGATAGACTTGAGATCCGCACGTGTATTCGGTGTCCTGAATTTTATCTGGTCAAATGTTTCTACACTTCCTACACCTTGTACTTTATCTGCGATACCTGCGTTGAATCGCGCAACTAACTCTGTGAGTTCCGATTTACCGACGGGTCCGTCCAGGACTTCATCGCTTTTATACAGCGATTGTAATAGCGAATAGGCGACGGATGAACTCATAGCCTGTCCAGCCCATTTGTCTTTACAGAACGATGTCATGATATTCTTCTCTTCATTGACACGCGACGCAAGAAGGAACGCGCGGTAATTCGCCGGCGATGTTCCTTCTTCAATCTCCTTCAGTGTCGTATAAATCGTTTTCAATCGTGCAATTGTCGGGGGTTCGCGCGCATAAATCGGTGAATACAAACCCGTTTTCTGCGACGATACCGCACCGACTTCCGGATTCTTATATTGCTTTGTCGTCGGTTCAGCATCTAAGAATTTCATCATTCGTTCTGCGAAAATTACCGCAGTTGGCGGGCTCGACGAACCTTCGCGCGCCTTGAATTCTGCGTAATCGTAGGTATTTCCATAATCGTCTAATATGAATTTTCCGAGTTCTCTACAATCCGAGCAGAAGACTTGTTTTATTACGATTTCCCAGAAACTTACACCTCCACCACGCTGAACACGACGAGTTTTGCGTCTAGAATGTCTTCGTCCACGACGAGTCCGTACTAAAGGTAACGCAGTATTTGTAGGTGGGCGTGGTTCCCAAGGTTGTAATGGCGGTTGCCCTTGTGTCATCATAGGTGGATATCCAGGCGGCATCATCATCTGCGATGCCATTCCGAATTGCGGCATGTAGCCGCTGCGTTGTGTTTGTGTTTGTGCTTCATAAGGGCGAATTGTAATTCCTAAAATTCCCGTTGTGTCCTTCAATATAATTTCACCGCCAGCATCTTTTGCAAGAGGCGAAAAGAGCACACTTTTCTCCGTATTGATAACAACTGTATTGTATGTATTGAAGAAATATAGAGGACGCGAATCAGCTTCCGTACCGAACATAACCCTTTTTAAATGTCCCGCAGTTGTGAGTTTGTTCAAAATCCAATCGGGAATCTTATCACGACCAACAAGTTGATTAATTTCATCCGGCATACGATAATCCTTATTCTGTTTTGCTAACGCGCCCGACGAAGATGGCTTTACACCAAACGTTCTATCGGCAAGCGCAGGATTGACACGGATGCTCGCAGAAATTGCCGCAATCAAGGTCACTAAGCGAATAATAAAATACGTAATATGATTGCAACTGACTTTTCGCTTATCCTCATCTACGAGACTCGTGTACTTACTCGTTGGCATAAAAAATGTACTTCGCTCACCCGTTGGATTATTCGATTCCGGGAAACGTAATCCTACAAATTCCTGTTTAATCGTACCAAGTAGTACAATAAAGAGTGATTTACATTTGCCTTCATTTGTTAAAATATCCTCTAGGTCAAATACACTTTTGGTATTGACTAATTCATTGACCATATCCGTAATTACATCGGATACATAGGCTTGCGACGAACGTAATGAAAAAACGCCGTATTTTGCCAACTGTTTTTCATCCGCTGATTGGACAGCGGACTGTTTGTTGCCCATTCTATTGAGGCGAGTGATAAAATCTTTGTTATCACTCGCCTCAATAAAGTCATAGTATTTGTGATTAGTCCTTCATAAGTAAGCCACGCCAATTCTGTATCCGTTTCATACATTTTTGTAGCGTTGCCGCACTAATAGAACATGTTTTCGCAATGTCCGCATTGGATTTATCAATACCGAGTTTCTCGCACGCGAGTGTTAGCGCCGAAGCAGCTAAAGACGACGGAGTTGTCTCAGGGCAAATACCTAATTCGTCAATCGTATTACCGAGTTTCGTAGCAATATCAATAATACGACCGTGAAGTGTCCGTGGCGTTTCCAAACGATTGATTGCGGGTTCTAAATAATGCCGGAAACTTGTGGATGGAGTCGTACTCTTCTTTTCAGGCATCATGATTGACGACGATGATGCATGTTTATGTTCCTCAAGCAAACCTGAAAACTGTTTGACACCCCGTGTAATGAGTTTTTCGTCAATCTGAAAGATTTCAGCAATATCCATTGGGCGACGCGGCGTATCGTGGCGTTTCAGACTTTCATACAAACAGGCTGCGAGCAGGGCATCTTTTTGTAATCCGCGGCAAATACATAACGGCGATACTTGCGCATAGAGTTGTTTTGTTTCTTCTACGATTGCGATTGAAATCCCTGCGTTCGACGCACGGACTTGTAGCATTTCAAAGACCGACCAAAGCGTACGTTCTTTATACGGCATAATATTCCATAAATGGTATTGACGAATACGGCGCATCGCTTTACAATCACCGGGACGAGTCAAAATACGCGTACCTAGTGAGGATTCAGGTAGAAGAGGATTCATGGGATTTCCGACACGCGTAGGGTCGGGAGCACGATCCTCGCTGCCAAACCAACGATACTCTGCTGAACTATCTATCATAAATCCTAGGTGAGTCCCGCATTCCCTACATTCTATTTCCTCGTTCTGGATTTGAATATGCTTATCCGTATGACAGTCCGGACATTTATATCCCTCATCTTCCTTTATATCCTGTATTTCAAACAATCTCTTCCATTCGTCTGTGCCCTCGCTCTTTTCTGTCGGTGTCGTCGGTAGTACAACCTCCGTTGCATCCCTACAAATTCCTGGAAAGAGTAAAGAACTCATTCACGGAATATTTAGACACGAATTCGGTTTGTACTCGGTCTTCATTTTTTTGTAAAATTTAAATAACGCATATATAAATAAGATGGATACCGGTGGATTCCTCGGACCGAAATACAGTTACGCGGATGAATTGAAAACACCGTCCGAACTCGGTATTGGACGCGATGGGTCATTTGATGGTATCATGCGTGCTGTAGGTGGCGTGAATTACTATGTGGACGCAATCGGATTCGGCGAAGCCACGGCACTTGCGAAACTGAGTGGTATGAACCAACAACCGCTCGGAATCCGTTATTTTATGAAAACGGGAGCGGTGTGTAGTAATGGCGCGGATATGTATGAATATATCAGTACAGTTCCATCTGGATTACCGGGACGTGTTGGCGCAGAAGTTCAAAAGACGATGGGAGTACAGTTCCGCGGATTAGCACCCGGTATTATTGAGGACGCTGTGGGTGCTCTTAATCCAAAGCCCCTCTTTCAATCTGTAATCGGTTCGGGATATGCGCAATGTAAGAAAATTACAAAGCCGGTAGGTAATATGGATGGTGCTGTTCGGTCATCGTTCGATGAGTCAAATGTTTGGATAACGGACCCGTATAAAGTTGTCGGTGGTCTGCCTCACCAAACTCGATGGGTTCATGATACATACGTGACGCAGGAAGTCTATGATGCTACTCAGAAAACTGAAACATCGGGTCAGTTGCCTGATACAGAAGGATTTTCTGGCACTGATTCGAAGTCTAAACTCGCTGCGGGTGTTCTCTTTGCTGCGCTTTTTTTAGGTGTTTCCATGTATGTTTCAAAATAATTTGATTCCTTTATTTCCAACATTGTCTATTTTTGAATAATCAGTGTTGGAAATACGAATGGGCTATAAACGATTCAAAACATATTTATTTTTTATGCAACATCGAATATACCGCAAGTGCGCTAATACCGCCTAGGGCTTGCGCAACTATATAACCGCCGAGATTTACATTACTGAGCGCACCCTTTGCCCAGAACATCAATGAAACCGCGGGGTTAAAGTGTCCGCCGCTAATACCGCCCCCTAGTAAAATGACAAGAAGAAGTGATAACGAAATGAGCATGGGGCTACCCGTAGCAATAATAGTAGATAAGAACAAAAACGTTCCCAAAAATTCTACTAACCACTCTAACATATTTCTACTACCTATCTAGAGTTTAATTATGGTGAAGGATGTGAAAGAAGTACCCTATACTCCTTTATTTGCATTGGTCAAAATAATAGATATCGGGTTTGTAACTGTCTATTTCTTTGTATTCGGTATTGCGGTCGCGAAACTGTTTGATTATGCTTACGGAGTGTTCGACGAAAAAGATTACAAACGAGTTTCGAAGTTTCAGCTGCTCCTAGAAATTCTATTTCATCTTTTTGCTATTGCTATTGTAGCATATATTTTACGAAATGTTGTAGGAGCTATTCCGTTTCCTTTGGAAGGCGTGGCTGGTTTTGAACATGAACGGCTACGGGAAATACACGGTGGTGAAATCATTGGTGTTATTTTACTTTTTTTCCAAAAGAACCTTCACGATAAAATAAATTACTTCGTTACTGAGGTATTCGGTTTTCAACATGGGAATGCCGAACATACTATAAGTATGTGAACGCTGGAATAAAGGGGATATCTCCCCCCCTTTCATAACCCTTTTATGAAATCCACGAATACAGATTAGAATAATTGATATATTATAAACATAAATTACATTTCTGTTTATGATACTAATTATACTGTTATTTCATATAGTAATAATTGGAGCTATCCAGCCCTACGCTGGAATAATTTAATTCAGACCACACTTTAGAATGACCAGTATTCCAATTGAAGAACTAGTTGTTGGGCAAAGATATGTTATAGAAAATCGTCATGGTTTTGGTTACAGAGATCGCATCATAGGAACATGTGTGAGGTCGTTCGCTGTACCTGGAAAAATAGCTCAAGCACAATTTAACAATCTATCGAATGAAAGCAACCCTAGAACGCTTTACACTCTAGATGATAAACTGGTTTATTTCCGTTTACTAACTCATGAAAATATCCTAGCAATGGTCAGAGTAATTCCACCTGAAGAACTTATTGTTGGGCAAAGATATACGATTAAAAGAGGTCATAGTCCGCATCCTAGTGTACTCCTCATGAATTCGGATGATGATGAAACTGGAATAGTTGTAAGATATGTGCCCGGACGCCTGTATTCATCACCGTGCGTAAGTTTCGATAATGTATCGAGTGAACGCGATCCTCGCACACGAACATGCTTATCGGTGGATGATTATATGTTCCTTGAACAAAAAGCTGGTAATCGCCGTAAAGCAGCAATAGAAGCTCATGCTAGAGCTAGAAGCGCTTATTTAGGCAAACCTGTACATCCTAATTCGTACGCGAATCTAGGTTATACACCTGCTGTGACTGCTTTGTCTGGTGGTGGTGCTGCTGCGACTGGTGCTGCTGCGACTGCTTTGTCTGGTGGTGCTGCTGCATCCGGTGGTGCTGCTGCGACTGCTGCGACTGCTG